TGCAACTAGCTTATTAAAACAAGTATTACCTGCTACAGCAAATATTTCAGAGTCTATGAAACAGTTTTCTATTGATACTCAAAAGGCTATGAAAAATGATCTAGATAGACTCAAAAAACTAGGAAAAGAAGAGAAAAAACTTTCTAGCACGAAAATGAGTACTCAGCAAGCCTTTACGGCACAAATGAAAAAAGAACTTGCGAAAAGAGGAATAGATGAAAAGAAATTTTACTCTTTATCTTTAAAAGGTCAAAAAGCAACTTTAACAAGAACACTAAATGCAGAAATTAAAAAGACAGGAATCATAAAGGCAGAGATGGGTAAAAGAGGAATACTTCATGATAAAATGTATGCTCGAATAAATGCAGTAGAAAATAGAGCATTAATGCAATTAGAAACTCGATATAAAAGTACTATGTTAAAGATGGAAATTGCAACCAAAAAGTTTGCAAATAAATTTAATGCTATCTTTATGGGAATAGGTGCTGCTGCTATGAGAGCAGTTGCTCCAATAGCTGCCGCCATAGGAGGAATATTTAATGCAATTCTAGGCCCAATCATGTTACTATTTACAGTAGATATGGTAGCTACGATGTTTAGTTCAGTTCATCGAGAAGCTAAAAATGCAAAGGATGCAGTAAATGAATTAGGTAATAGTGTTGAAAAAGAATTATCTGAAAAAATTGAAGTGCAGGTAGGACTTCAAGAACAAATGCAAAAGGTTATGGAAGATGGTACTTTTAGTATATACGACCAGGCAAAAGCAGTACAACATCTTTCTAATCAAATAGCAGCAATCAAAACTCCAGAGGAAGTAGCAGAAAAAGTAGCAGATATAGTTAAACAAGTAGAAACAGCTAATATGTCCCTTTTAGTAATAGGAGAGGATGAAGCAGGTCAACGAGCATTGGCAGGCCAGGCAGTTACTCAGTTTGTAGATGCTCTTGGAACTGCAACAAAAGAAAATAGAGAAAAAGCCTTTGAAGCTTTGAGTACATTATTAGAAGGTAGAGAGATGATAAAAAATTCTGCAGGGCAAAAAACCAAAAACAGAGACCCCAAAGCCGCAGCGGCCGCAGATATTCAACTAATTAAAGACGCCTTCGAAGCAGTACAAGAAGCAGAGGGCGCTATTGGTAAACAGAGAGCAGGAAAAAACTTACAAAGTATTCTTATGAATATATTTCCTAAAAACTTAACAGCAGAGATAGAAAAGGGTGTTTTTACAACAACACAGACATTTGATGACTTCTTAGTTAGATTGGGTATAGTTAATGAAGAAACCCGAAAACAAGCTGTTGATATAAAAGGACTGGGTGAAGCTGCAGGTAATTTATCAGAAGCATTTACACAAGGACTTCCTAAACCTAGCCAATTTGGTAATATAGTTAATCAATTTGCTGCTCTAAGGAATGAAATAGAATTTATTAAAGAACAAGAGTTTGAGCGCGAGATAGGCGGAAAAACGGTATCAGGATTAGAGGCAGCTAGAGGTAAAGTTGCAGAAATACTTGGAATAAATATCGAAAAAAATGAAGAAGCAATCAAGTTAGGTGGAAAACATAAAGAGCAAGAAGAAGAAAGAGTTGAATTAGCACAGAAAAGACTTGATATGTTTATAAAGGAGAATGAAGAATATACTGAACTTTTAAAGTCAGCGGATGAAGCAATTCTATACGAAAAACAAAGACTTAATCTTATAGAAGCACAAGCAACAAGAATAGGTTACTTTAATACCTCTTACACTAGACGTCTTAAAATGGAAAATAAACTTTTGGGAATACAAGTTAAATTAGATACATTACGCAAAAAAGAAGTTGCAACAGATTTTACTACTAAGTCGATGGGGGCAGAGGAACAGGAACTACAAAAAGTCAAACTAGCTAATATGGAGTCAGAAATTACAAAACTTGAAGCCCAAAAAGATTTATTAGAAGCACAACTAAACATAGGAAAAGAACTTGTAAGAGAATTAACAGAAGCAGCTGATAAAGCAGGAACACAAGCAATAAAAGATGCATTACTGGGTGATAAGTCAGGTGGTGAGATTAAAGAACAATTTGAAGAAACAATGAGACAAGCCGCTGCAGGCGCATTAGCAGGCAAGATCATGGCTGAAGGCCAAGAATTACTTATGAAAATACCTGGTATGGATAAAGTAGCTGCAGAGTTTGGCATAGGAGAAGAAGACCCTCAAGTTACTGCTTTAAGACAAGTACATATGAGTCATGTAACGTCAATTGCTGATGTACTTACTCAACATGTTACTAAACTGGCCGCGGTTATGGAAGTAAAAGCCCCTTCAGCTATTAAAGCACCAGAGGGCACTACAGCCGCTACAGAAGAAGCAAAAAAAGAAGGAGAAGAAGAAACAGAAAAAGTTGTAGATTCTGACGGAAAAGTATATAACAAAGATGATATCGAAGATGTCAAGACAACAGGTACAAATACTAGTGGTACAGGACTCTCAGCAATGTTTGGTGACTTAGGTGAAACTATGGATACTTTTGGCGGCAACTTAATGGGTCTTTTAAAAGGAGACGGTACTGGTCTTTTTGGAAAAGGAGAAGGCGGTTCTAACTCTTTATTTGGCGATTTATTTGAAAATATCTTTGGAGAAGGTGGCATGATGAAAAACTTCATGGGTAATCTTATGGGAGAAGGTGGAATAGGTGGCGCACTACAAGGATTACTCGGCGGTGGCGGAATGGGTGGAATTCTTGGAAATCTAATGGGTGGCTCTGGAGGAGGAATCTTAGGTTCACTATTAGGTGGTGGAGCAGGTGGAATGTCTAGGTTACTCAAACCATTACTTGGAATGATTCCTGGAGTTGGACCTTTACTTTCTATACTACCATTTGCAAAAGGCGGAATCATAGGAAACAAAATGCAAGCACTTGAAAAAGGTGGAATTGCAAGATATAACAAAGGTGGAGTTGCCACACAACCAACATATTTAGTGGGCGAAGGAAAACAAAACGAAGCAGTTGTACCACTACCAGACAATAAGAGTATACCTGTAGACTTAGGAAAAGGTGCGGGAAATACAAATAATACAAATATCTCAGTGAACGTAGATAATGGAGGAGCAAGTGCCTCTGTAACTTCTGATGGCGGAGCACAACTAGCACAAGCAATTAACGCAGGAGTTATGGGAGTACTAGAAAGAGAACAAAGACCAGGCGGAGTCCTGGCTCAAGGGTAAATTATGGCAATAGGATTTGATGTAGGCGGAACTCTAGGAGTTGTAAAACCAGACAAAGGCTTTTCAAAAAGCAACGAGCCCGTTGTATTTAGATCAGAGTTTGGTGACGGCTATGAGTTAAGAATAGCAAACGGAATAAATAATATCAAACAATCTTTTACAGTTAATTTTGCTACTAGACCAAAAGATGAAATAGATGATATAGTTGCTTTTTTCGAAGGTAAAAAAGGAGTAACTGCTTTTGACTATACTTTCTCTGATACAAATGAAAGTGGAAATGAAGAAACAGTAAAAGTTGTTTGTGAAAAATGGGATCAAACTTGGGCCTATGATGACTACTACAGTCTATCAGCAACTTTTAGGAGATTATACGAAGCATAATGGCAGAAAATTTAATAATAAAGGATTTACAAAAACTTGATCCGGGTTCTGAGTTAGTTTGTTTGTATGAATTAGAATACAAAGAGGGCACTTTTATATATTTTATGAGTGGTCTTGAAAGCGATTTAACCACAGCTCAATTTAGAGATTTTGATGATCCAACTACAATTAGAACTTATACTGCTATTCCCGCACAATTACAGGGACTCGAACTTAAAAATGATGGTGCTATAAATAGACCTGTTCTTGATATAGGAAATGCAACTACAGCATTATCAGGAGCAGTTGGCACAGTTGATTATGATACATTTTTAGGTTTTAAATTTATAAAACGAACAACATTGAAAAAGTACTTATATAATGAAAGTGGAGATGCTAATCCACCAGTTGAGTTTCCTCGACAAATTTATATAATGGATAGAATCAAGGCAAGAGATAAAACAAAAGTTTCTATTGAGATGGTTGCACCTTTCGATATTTCAGAGGTAAAATTACCGGGAAGACTAGTAATGCCAGATAGATGCCCTTTTATATATCAAGGTGCAGGCGACCATTTAGATTCAACAAACTATAAAAAAGCACAGAGTGGATGTTACTGGCATTTAGAGGGTAAATATAATCCCGATTATAAATTAAGTCTTTCAAACAAAGATAATGAATACACAGTTTATGTGAATGTAGATGATGAATACCTAGTACCAAGTACTACTAGTTTTACACTTTATACAAGTGGCTCAGTAACAAAAAATACATACTATAGAACAGCACAAACAAAAACAAGAAATAATGCAAATGGTACTACAAGTAGTGTATCATCAAATAACTTTTGGCAGGCCACAGTAAGTACCGCAAGTCCAGGTACACCTGCCGATAATAATTCTAACTTTAAAAGAGTAAGAATATACGCAAGTTATTCACATGGCACAGAGTACTTTACATTTGCTGATGTAAAAGATAATAGTTATGTTACATTTACAGACAATGTTTCAACATCAAATACATTTAATAAAACACTACTTTGGAAGGCAAAAAAGCCTAGTCAAAACGTTGCTCCAGTATCGGGTGAATATTGGGAACGTGGAGATATGTGTAGTAAAACAACAACAGGGTGCAAAATGAGATTTGGATTTGACCCAATAACTCCAACTTCAAATACTAGCACAGGAGCGGCTAACTCAGATACAACTGTAGAATTACCATACGGAGGGTTTCCAGCATCGAAAGCTTTCTCATAGACGTGTTCGAACACGCTAAACAAGAGGCTCCTGGTGAGTGTTGTGGTTTAGTTATTGAAGATAAGAAAATTCAAAAATATGTTCCCATGAAAAATATAGCGACAAATAAAAATACATTTCTCATGAACGCAGAAGATTTCGTCAGATATCAACTAAATTCAAAAATAAAATATGTAGTACATAGTCACTATGACTCGGATGTTCGCCCAAGCAAACATGACATAGATAATTGTAAAGCGGTAGGTATTCCATATATGATTGTTTCCTACCCACAGAAAGAGGTAAATATTATACAACCATGACAAGAACAATTCATTTTAAAGGTAAACTCGGAGAGTTATTCGGTGAAAAACATCGATTAAATTGCAAAACTATAACTGAAGCAGTTCATGCAATTGATACTATGAAAGGTGGCTTACGAAGATATTTAATGGAATGTACTGATTTAGGTATACATTTTACCGTACAAAAGGGAGAAACTTTTTTAGACCCTGTAAGTGTTGGAGTAGATTTAGGAAAAGATGATTTAATTGTAACTCCTGTACCTGCGGGATCAAACGCTTTAGAAATGTTTATTGGAATATTAATTACAGGTATTGGTATAGCTACAGGTAACATGTATTTAATTAGTGTAGGTGCATCTATGGCTTTAAAAGGTATAGTAGATTTACTTACTCCAGATGCAGAAGAAACAGAGGACACTACAAATAATTTATTCAATGGGCCCGAAAACGCGACAAAGTCGGGAATTCCAATACCCTTAGCATATGGAAAGATGCAAGTAGGTGGAGCAGTTATTAATTTTGGTTTTACAAATGATAGAGTAAAAAGTGTACCAGGTGGAGATTTTACATTTGTAAGTAAAGGTACAAATAATACTAACGGATTTAATAACAATAATAATGACGGACAAAATGATGGTAATTTT